GATACCTGCCGCAATATCTTAGAGCGTTCAGACTTTAATCTCAAAGGAATTATAGAGGATATCAGAACAAGTCATAACGGATCTAGGACTTTCGTTAAATATACTATGCCTGAGTTGACGTATACAACAGGGGATGGTGACGATGCATCTCTTAGTTTGTTAGCAATTACTAGCTTTGATAGTACCTGGCCCTTTATGATATCCGCTGCTGCAATACAGTCTGCTTGTTTAAACTTACAGGTTTTTACTACAGGTGATGTTGCACTCTATAAATCTAGACATACTATTGGTTTAGATATGGAAGCAGGTTCCAAGATATTAACTGATGCCCTTAATATATTTCATAATGAAAGGGATCTTTGGTTAGAGTGGCAAGATAGATCATGTACTGACAATCAAGCATTTACTCATTTTGCTTTAGCTTTAAATTCTGGTGCTGCTATGAATTCTTTTATATCTTCTAGCACTATTACAGAAGCATTAGAGAATATGCCAAGGAAGAATAACTCTCTTGAGTATCTTTATAAAGCTTGGAAAGAATATAGTAAAAAACTTGGTAAGAATTACTGGGCTCTATATAACTCATTTACTGATTGGTCTACTCATGCTCCAGTTAGTAATAGGAGTTCTTCTAATGTAGCTGCTATACAATCTAAAAGACAAAATCTTATTCGTAATTATATATCTGATCCTTCTAAATCAAGTTTCAGAAGGGTTGCATAATGACAATTATTTTATTTGATATGCATCTATCACTCAACCTAAGAAACGGATTCGGCCTTGATATTGAGGCCGCTTCCGCTAGACCGATATGGATAACAGATAACTTAGGAGACTCAAGATTTGCAGTATTTGATGGCTTAGTTATTTGTTTACCATTTTGTATAATAACTTATGGTTCAGTATATGAGGAGTGATAATGAGGAAGTTAATTGGAGAACTAGATTCTCTACCAGTTACAGAAATTATGGGGGTAGTTATAATGATATTGTGTGGACTTAGTTTTATAGCTTCAATAGGAGGGTTAGTGTGAGTGCATTTGGAGAATGGATGTGTAGTGATACACCATCTCAAGAAGCAAACCTTATAGCTAAAGCAGTTGATCAAGTTACTAAGGAAGGTAAAGCTTTAAGTGAGGTTTGTTTAAAATTTAATGTATGTGAAAAAGAAGTTGTTAGATTCATTATAGAGAAAACAGAATATGAAACTACTACCACAGTTACGGAACAATTAAGTGGTCAAAGTAGTTTTGATTTAATGCCTTGAAAAATAAACTTAAAACTATATGGAGACTTTGGGCTTTGTCTCTAGGGGAACGTGCGTCTGAAGATAACTGGGAGTCAGATATTGTTGCTATTATCAGGACTATATTTGCTATCATTAATTTAGGAACGTGCATTCTTATAGGTTCCAATATTTTATACGGTTGGGATTTAATTTAGAGCCCGTGGCAAAAGGGGTTTTACTGCATCTCAAAGTGTGGTAAGATCCCTTTTCATTTTCAAAACGACAACGAGGAAAGAGCCGATGGCATTAGTAGATGGAGTGGCGTACTGGGCAAATATAACTACGCCTAATGTAAGATTTAAGCCTGTATATTCAATCAATCTGGTAGTAGATCAGGAGATTGCAAAAGACTTTAAGATGCGAGGATTTAGAGTCAAGCAGATGAATGAAGGGCCAGCACTAGTTATCAAGCGGAATGCTCAGACCGCTAATGGTAAAGAAAATCCACCGCCTAAGTTAGTTGATGAAGATCGTACCCCTGTTGATATAACAGTGGGTAATGGATCTAAGGTGCGTGTTCAATATAGGGAGTGGGAAACCACTAATGCTTATGGAGATTTTAAAGGATTAGATCTTCAAGCTGTTCAGATATTAGAGTTAGTGCAAGATGGTATAGCTGACGGTGATGAGTTTGTTACAGAAGAAACCGGGCTAGAGGATGAACTGTAATGACCAGAAGGTATACTAAAAATGATGTGGCTTATGATGTAGATAAATTATCTCCTGAAGGTATAAGTCACTTTGAAGTTTTAGTAGCTGCTAAAAGAAAAGTTGAGGAAGCCTCGTTAGACTTAGCTCTAGCGAGGGCTTCTGTTATTACTTTAGTCAGTGGCTTAGATAAATATTTAACAGAGGAGGCGGCTTTAGATCCTGATAGTGTCGGGAATATATGACTTTTGTAAAGTACCACGTTAAGTGTTTTCAATGTGGAGGCAGCGACCCAGTGTCCATTAATAAAGATGGCTCTGGGTTTTGCTTTTCATGCAATCATTATTATCGTAATTACTATTCGGAAAATAATATGGAAAATATAGATACTAATGTATCTTTAACTTCAGGATCTTTTAAGTATAACAGTCTAGATGATAGAGGTATATCAGCAGAGACTGCTAAGAAGTATGGAGTTAAAGTTACTTTTAATACTGATGGGACTATAGCTAAACACGCATATCCCTATTATATAAATAATGAAGTTGTTACCCATAAAGTTAGAACTACATCAGATAAAGGTTTTGCTTGGACTAAACCTACCAAAGGTATTGGTTTATTTGGAGAGAACTTATTTTCTGAGGGAGGTAAATACGTTACTATCTTTGAGGGTGAGTGTGATGCTATGGCTGGGTATGAAATGATGGGCAGTAAGTGGCCCTCTGTTTCTATTAGGTCAGGAGCAGGTGGAGCAGTTCGTGACATTAAAGATAGTTTAGAGTATTTAGAATCTTTTGATAATATTCTTCTTTGTTTTGATAATGATAAGGAAGGTAAAAAGAATGCTATTAAAGCTGCTAAGATATTAACACCCGGAAAAGTAAAGATAGTTAAGTTACCTACTGGTATTAAAGATGCCAATGATTTATTAAAGAATAATAAACACGGTTCCTTTATGGAGTGCTGGTGGGCAGCTAAGTTATATACTCCTTCAGGTGTTGCTAATCTAGCAGACATGATGTTTGATTATACACATCGTCCTCAGAAATTATCTGTGCCTTATCCTTGGCAGGGTTTAAATGAAAAGTTAGATGGACTTAGATTAGGTGAGCTTGTAACACTTACAGGAGGAACTGGTCTAGGTAAAAGCTCTGTCACTAGAGAACTTGAACATTGGTTAGTAAAGAACACTGAAGATAACATAGGTATCATGGCTTTAGAAGAAGATAAGTTTAGAACTATAGATGGTTTATTATCTATTGAAGCTAATCAAAAATTACATATTCAAAGTGTTAGAGATAATTATACTTCTGAAGAGTTAGATAAATTATCTTATCAAGTCTGTGGCAATAACAGAGATAGGGTATGGATTCATTCTCATTTTGGTGTAACAGATATTGATAGTATATTTAGTAAACTTAGATATATGATTATTGGTTGTGACTGTAAATGGGTATTTGTTGATCATCTTCATATGTTAGTTAGTGCTTCTATGGAGGGTGATGAAAGACGTACCATTGATTCTATTATGACTAGGCTTCGTAGTATGTGTGAAGAGACAGGTGCTGGTATGGTATTAGTTTCTCATTTAAGGAGAGTCAGCGGTAATATAGGACATGAGAATGGTATGGAAACTGGGCTGTCTCACCTTAGAGGATCTCAAAGTATAGCTCAATTAAGTGACTGTGTTATATCACTTGAAAGAAATCAACAGGCTGAAGATCCTGTAGAAGCTTCAACTACTAAGGTCAGGGTATTAAAGTCTAGGTATACTGGAGATACAGGATTAGCTACACATTTATTTTATAATAATGTTAATGGAGTTATTGGCTCTATAACTCATGGTTCTACCTCAACAGCTTTTAACACTTCTTCAGACTACAGATTAAAAGAAAACATAAGTTATACTTTT